GTTCATTGCCTTGTGATAAGCCAAGGGCAGGTCTTCGGATTTGTAAAATTGACAGCTAACCGAGAAGGTTCAAAAATATACTGGCCGTTAGGACCTTCGTTATAAGGCCGCTACAGCGCTGGCCAGCGAGCCCCGCTACTACCCCGGCGGCCACCCTGCGATCGCGCGCACAGCCGGCCCCTGCCGGCCCGCAGCATAGTTCAAGGGGTAAAATGGCCGTAGTTGCGGCGACGGTTGTTTTTGGTTTCGACGATCATTGCTAGCGCAAGGCGAGGAACCTGAATTTCGTCAGCTTTAACGGACCTAGCGGCTGCACCAAGACCGACACGCGAAATCTGCTGTTCAGTTGTCTTCCCCGCAAAACCGTTGAAGCTAAGACGTGAGACAACTTGTTGATTCGAGGTTGCAGGGTCTGGTTCAATCGTAAGAGTGAACAAGCCCTTCGCTGGATTACCGTTAAGGGTCGCAGTCGAATCTGTTGCAGCTCCAGTCTTCGAATAGCCAAAGACCCATAGGACGCCGCCGTCATGCCCGTGTCCTGACTGCCAGAGCCCTGTGACATTTGGCTTGTCAGGCAACGCGAGCGAATTCGCAGTAATATCCGTAACTTTAATCCAGTCGTCGTGGAGTGCTGCCAAGTGCAGGACGAGATCGCCCCCACGAATGTCTGCTTCCGCTATGACAGGGAACGTAACAGAATTGTCGCTCCCTTCGATCGCGCCCGCAGTCTGAAGCAATCCCGTAGTCGTGACGCCGTGAAAGGCGAACAGCACAGCATTGACGTGATCACCCGAATCGGCTATGCTGACAGAAGGTTCGGCCGCGCCTACAGCTTTGTAGAAAACTGATAGGCGTGTGTTTGCTCCGTCGTCTTGCGGACTATTTGGCGCCTCAGTAAATCCTGTCGGTGGAGCAATTACTTGACCAGACGCCGACTCGGTTGCGAGGACAAGGAAGTCGCCTTCAACCGTCCCTGTCGGTAACGTGACTGCGATTGCTACGGTGGAGGCGTTCCACGATACGCCACGGAAACCTGCTGGCATTATGCAATACTCTTCAGACCGAATTCGAGGTCAGCGTCCCCGGCATCCGTAGGAGTCCAGCTTATGCCTGTAGCAGGGTTCAGCGGGAAGTATTCTCGCACAGGAGCAAAGCCCCAGTCAAGAGGCAGGATAGTCCCAAGGTAGTCCGCCCCGCCAATACGGAACACTGGCTGAACATTCTGCGGGCCATCTTGACCGCGCAACCCATAAATTGAGATTGAAACAGTCTTGATTGTAAAGCCTGAGAAGTCCCGCGCGGCTGCCTTAAACGTCTCAAGCAGGTTAGCGGTCGTCGCGTAGATGAAATCGTTGTTGTTGAGCTGCACTTCGTCAACATCTGCTACGTCACCAGTGAAGTCGTTGTGCGTTCCATTGGTTTCCGGCAGAATAAGCTTATAGCGAAGTGAGATAGTCGATTCGTCAGCGATAATCACTTCCGAAATTCGGGTGGTATGTGTGTTGTTACGCGCTGCAAGCCAGTTAGCTTGAGCAATGCCAACAATCGATGAAAAGTCCCCTATCGCTTTAACGACCTGAACCTTGTTGATATACCATGCCAGCTCACTTGAAGCCCCATCAATCTTAACATGAACATCGTGTTGAGTGAGGGTATTAAGGCTGAACGCATCGGTTACACTGCCAAGGGAGACCCAAGTAGACCCGTTATGCCATTCGAGCACAAATGTTCGCGCGCCTGTAGTCGAATCACGAAGCCGAAGCTTTGCGGTCCCTGCTCCGTTGTAAGCATACCACATCGGCCAGTCAGTATATGTTCCGCTCTGCCTGTCATTCCAATGAATCCAGACATCGGTTTGATCTGCAAAGACAGGGCAACGCAGACCGACGTCATTATCGTTATGCTCGATGCAGTTCGGAACCCAATTCGGATCATAGGTTCCCGCAGCCGTCTGTTCGAAAGCTTGCCCGTGATACAGGAAATCCTGAACCTGATTACCAGCGAAAAGAATGTTCATATGCGGCGTCCCCTAAGAGAGAAGGCACCCGAAGCCAGCGTAGCATCCGGAGTTGCAGGACCTATAACGGTCAAAAGGTCACCGGAGACGAAGTCAACGTCGCCTCCCGTTGTGTTGAAAGTAACGACGCCCGTGGAAGCAATTGAGATTGTTCCAACTGTGCCACCATTCTGTTGAATCGTAAGCACAAAGGGGTTCGTTGTCGGATTAACACCGACCGAAGCTGCGGAACCAGCCCAGTTATCGGGGAAGGTAACGGACTCAGAGAAAACGTGGCGAACGAGGACCTCGTTGGCAACAGGACCCTCCTCGAACGCCAGCGGGACGATGTAGGGCGCTTTCACATCATAGAAAGTGATGCGGCGCGACTCCCACTTGCTGATGACCACACTGTCGCCCGCAGCCTCGTCGACGATAGTGTTTCCATCCGTCCCACCGATCGTGAGCTTGCCCGCAGTGACCGCCGTTACTACGCCGACGAACACGTTGTTCCCTGCACTGGTGAACCCTGTCACGCGGACTCGGTTGCCTACCACGAAGCCAGCAGCGACAAATCCGGCAGCGCTGTCGTTGAAGCTGTTATCGCTGTTCGTGGCGCTGATGGTCGTCGCTGCGATGGATACCGTAGTTGAGGGCTGCGAGATCTCAAGGACCTCGTCCCCTGTAATCGTGCCCGCTACAGGCAGATCTGTTATGCGCTTGATATCCATTTAACCCTCCGTTGGGCGAATAGAACCGTCCTCGGCCGCACGGTATCCTGAATCGTCGTCTAGGACACGCGCCGCGCTCTGGAGGTAAACGAATTCGTGACTAATCTTTTGCCAAGAGTATAGCATGTCGCGCACGGAGTCAAGCTCAACGCGCACGGTGCCTTCTCGACCGCTGCTCGGGTCGAACGGTCCGCCGCTGACAGCAGGTTCGAACGTCTGATCCAGCACATCGTCAACATACATAACAAGACGGTATTCAGTGCCAATCTCCGGACCAATATCGCCGAAGGTGTGGTCATATAGGGTGCCGCCGGTCTGCTGAGTGCGATCCCGGTGAGCCCAGGTGATTTCAACATCCCCGAAGTATGGCCCCTCGCCATACAGCTCACCCTCGACGCGGAAGTTGCCGGGAGCATAGGGGCGGACAGCACGTTGATTCAGCGTTACAGTGATCGGAGCTACTTCGCTAATATCGACAACACCAGCACCGCTGATCGGAGTGATCTTAACGTCGACCGTCTCGCCCGCGACGTATTCGGTCCCATCGAATCCAGCATACTGATCCCAAAACAGCATCGGCGTTCCGGCAGCGTGCTCTTGCGGGACCGTGTCAAGGATGCCACGTCCTACAGTGAGCAGGTTGTTGACCGTGTCGACAGCGTCAATGCGCAGAAGCTCGCTACCGATTTGGAAGTGCGTTCCAAGAATGATCTCTTCAGCATCAGTAAGCGCAACGACTTCAATCTCGGTTTGAATCTTTGTGATATCGTAGCGCAACAGGGCGGACGGCGCAAAGTCAAGAACACCGACGTCCTCATAGCCGTCACCTGAATCGGTCCAAATGCGGGCATTGATAGCAGATGACGGTCGGGAAGACGATGCGAAGATATAACCTATGTCTGGACCAGCCGCTAGCCTGCTTTCGGCTTCTGTATCGCCGAGGAGCTGGGCGAGCTCATAGTAGGGAGCCTCATCCGCAAGCGCGAGATCGGGGATTCCCGGCGGGCCGCCTGGATCCTCCCAATCGGAGTCTGGCACGGTGATGACCACATTGGTATCGGTGCGGAAGGTATCCTGCGAGCATTCGATACGGACCTGCCGCTTCCGCCCGTTGCCAAAGGAGATGCCTGTGACACGCATGATAACTTCGACCAAGCCCCACTTCGTCCAGCTGAGCTTGAACGCATCGCCAAGGTTGAGATCGTTAGCGGTGCTGTCGGCGTAAATGGTGCAAGACAGGAACGGTGAGGATAGGGAACGGAGATCGCGCTGGCCAGCAATGGTGGCGCTGCGAGGATTGGTGAAGCCAGGATACTGAACGGTTGTATTGATGACCGCCCCTTGCTGCTGCACCATAGCAGTGTCGGTGACCGTCAGCGAGGCGTCCTTGCCTGTCAGCGAATCCCAGTAGTTGACCGTCACAGAGTTGATTAGCTCGCCAAACGAGGCCCGCTTCGGGTCCTCGATTCGATCGATGGTGCTTTCATCCAAATGCAGAAGCGTTTCGGGATCATAATCGTCCCGAATGAGCTTCATCACATACTTGCCGGTCGTGCGTGAGACATAGACTGCTGCGTCGATATGCTTTACGATTTCGTCGACAAAGTCTTCCAGCGGGATCTGTTTGTCCCACAAGAGCGAAATACCGAGGCCTTCGTTATAGATCTGATCCGCCGCAGCCATGAAAAACGTATCGTCAATGTCGGCAGCAAGATAGCCCATCCCCCATCCCGAGTCGGTCAAGCATTCGCGAATGATATGCGCGCCGTTCATATCCCCGCCTTCGATCACCGGCGAGAAGAGGAACTGAACGCCAATCGTGTCAACTACTCGGAAAGCGATCAGACCGCCGTTAGCGTGCGGAAGCGTGATAGTATGCGTGCCGATATTGAATTGTTGGATGAATACGCCGTTGAAGTAAAGATATCCGACGTCGTCGAAGGTAGCTGTGAACGTCTGAAAGTTTTGCGGAACAATCTTACGAAACCAAGCGGTCCGCTTGTTGCCAGGAATAGGCGTGCCAGTTGAAGTTGGGCCACGGAACGGAGCTACGCCTACAGCCCAATCGCTGTCGTCGTAGTCTAGTGCGGCAGGCGCAGGATCGTTACTGCCAACATCCAGGATCTTATACTTCCATTCCGCAACACTGAAACCGCGGCCATTGATACCGGCCTTGGCTGAATACCATTGCGTCGCTCCGTCAGTAGTCTTCAAGACGCGGGTGCCGCGGAAGGACCACTTCTTCAGATACGGGTTATTGCCAAGGTAGCACTGCCTAAACACGGCACCGACGACCCCTCGATACGCAGGGATATCGTCGCCCAGTTGAGATACAAGATAGCTGTTCTGAAGTTGCGTTGGGCTACCCATCTCAATATCGATGGTTCCGCTAACGCCACCTTCACGACCGTCACCGCCGAAGAGTGACGGAGCGTTGACCACAATGGCTCCGCCGGTCGATTTGCCCTGCCAAGCAATACGCTCGTCGACCTTAGCGTGGCTTATATAGTCGATCGGGCCATGGCAAAAAATGAGATGCTGGCCGATGTAATACTTGTATCCGACTGTCTGCTTCTTGCTGCCCTTACCCATGACGCTTCCGAGCGGCCTCCACTACTTGCATCGCAAGGGCATCGCCAGTGCGGATAAATTCTTCTTCGGGTAGTCCTTCAGCTAGGAACTTGTCCCAGTCCATGCCGTGGCGCTTGAAAAAGCCGCGTGCGCCACGCGAACAAATCTTAGATGAGCGAATATCGCGCATCTGCACGATAACGGTCACTTCTTACCGCCCTTTGATTTGATTGCTACCGTCTTAAGATCGCCATACCAGACGACGTTCGGACCGTTGAAATCGCGCGTGCCAAACAGCACAGGAATTTCTAGACCTTCTTCTGCGGTCGGGGCGGTAATATCTCCGAACCCTGCGGGCTTCTGGCTCTGTGGCCTAGGAGCGGCAGCGAGCGAAAGGACCAACCCTCCGACAAAGGCGACAACAAACCAGAACATTAGACGATCGAACTCCCACCCATCGGATTCTTCAACGGGATGAAGTCGAATCCGCCGTAGTTGAGCTTATTGTTGAACTTCGTGTTGCAGGTGGCCCGGTCGTGTGCGCAGCCAGGATAGATCTTGACCGTGAACGGAAAGCCCAGGATGATAAACTTCGACAGGTTGTAAGACATCCGCTGAATGACAATCTGCTCACCCGCGTGCGAAACGATATAGGATAGGACACCGTCGTCGGTCCGTAACATCCCGCCAGTGTAATAGCCAGCAGGTTGCAGCCCTGCCTCGGTGACGGTCAGCACGGTCCCGCTAGCTGCCGTGCAAGAGGCTACCGTCGCAAAGTCTTCGGGGTTGAGGTTACACCCCTTCCCATACAAAGGGTGGCGGCAACTCTTCTGATAGCGCGCACGCAAGCCCGGGCGCCGCAAGCTGGTGAACACACTCTCGAACTTGAGAGTGATATCTTCCATGCCTGGAATGACACCGACAAGGCGTCCCTTCCAGATGGTGCTGACAATCCCTTGCTTGTTCCGTTCGAATATCGTCAACGACGCAAGAAGCTCACCGTTGTCCTGGAGCCAATGGATTGCCGCAGGGTTCGTCAGCGAGACTCGGATGTCCAGATCAGCGCGCGACAGTTCCTTGCGCTGCTCGATGTCTGAACGCGAGATAGAGATAGGCGTATAGGTCTCGTTTCCAGAACCCGCGTTGTAGATCACACTCTCGTCGCCACTGGTATAGGTCCACTTTGTAGTGGAGTCCTTTTCCGTAAACCGATAGAGCTCTGTCTGCGTGACCACAATGCCTCTTAGCTGACGGTTCTAACCGCCATAGAAATATCGGTGTGAAGACCGTAGTGATCGCAGATCACCTGATCATCAGCGTTTCGGACCTTCAGAAGAAACCCTACAGTCTGATCTTCGTCCCATTCCGGCAGTGCAGGTAGCGGGGGATCGAAAGTCAGTGTGTCATTTCCTCCGACTACGACGACTCCAGTAACCTTGGCGAAATGCCTCCCTGCGCTCGACTCTATAACGATTCGGGAGTAGGTGTCAAGCTCGAAATAGTGTTGGCCGTATTCGACCCCGTCAAGCGTAACTTGGTCTTCACCGCCAGTAGCCGGAAGAAGAACCGCTAGATCCGAGCGGAACGTGGGCAGGAGGAAGGTTGTCGACGCGCCCTGAATGTGGTCAGCAAAGGCCACCCACCAGAACCACGAATCGAGATCGAAGACCCTGTGGCATTGGTAACGGAGCGAAAAGAGCCATTGCGACTGCTCCCACGGCGTAAAGACGTCCGGCAAACCGACATACTCAACAACGCGAATGCCGGTATCAATCTTCTGTTCGAACTCGGTCCCGATAGCACGCAGGTCAAGCACAGGAAACCCGTCAAACTCTGTCAAGACAGTTGTGTTCAACGGAGACTTGAACGGTGCCCAAGGTAGCTGTTCGTCAAACTCGAAAGCTGCCGATGCGCTATCGTCGGGATTGCGGCGGGTGAGCGCTGCGCCGGCCATCGTGTAAGCTTCCACGAGCGGAACGAGCAGTGCTTTCGGGGAATAGCTGTTGGTGAGTACAGTCGTGAAGGTCACCGTTGTCGAAGTGACTGCTTGCACAATCAACTCCTCGAACTTATCCCCTTCGATCAGCAGTGCTAGCCGCCCGACACGGAAATCGCCGCGCAGCGCATTCACGGACACATTGTTCGCACCAGCGGACCGCTTCGCTTTGAGCTTGCATTGGTATTGGAATAGAGGAAATTTGAACAGCCTACCGAAGCGATCGTGCATCAGTGCAGCATAACGGCGAAGATCCTCGACCGTGCTGAATTCGAAACTACCTCCGAACTTCCGCTTCGGGTAACGGTTGAGGGGCGTTAGGTCTTCGGTTCCGTTGTATGAACGCTGAAGGTCAGTCGTCCACCTCCACACTTCGCGGATTGGAGTTTCTGGCGTCTGAAGGACTGTTTGATATGCCATTAGCGTCCTACGATCGAAGGATTGCGGCGAATGATATTCTTGACCACACGCTCTCCAGCCGGGCTGTCCATCGCTGCGATGAACGATTCCTCGTCAAAGAAGTTTTGGACTGTAGTGCGTGCATCGACCTGCGGAGCTCCACCAGCGTTATCGTTCGCACGCTGCTGAGCAGGCGTTTCGACGGTAACACGCTCGCCCCTCGTGACGTTCATGTTGATGTTGTTAGCATCGACACCCGAGCGTCCCTGAACCATGAACTGTCCGCCGGTTGCGAAGCTACCGACGTTCGTGCTCATAATTCCCGCTACCTGCGCACCCGTCTTAAACGCGACTGCGGCTGCGGCTGCAAAGTTCAAGGGCGGGGGAGCGCTGGCAAGCGCCTTCTGAACAGCGACATAACCGTCAATCGTCGCTTGGGCGATAGCAGCCGCCTTTCCGATTGCTGCGACCTCTTTGTTGCCCGACGACGTCAACGAAGCCAGCTGGCCGAAGAACTGCGAAGCGCCTTGCAAACGCATTTCAGAATAACGAGCGTTGAGCGCATAGATCGCTCGCTGAGCATCCTCTTCGCGCAATACGTTCTCTTGCCGTAGACGGTCGATTTCGGCGTAGAAGGCAGCCTTGTTATCGAGCATCATCTGGTCCTGCATAAGCGGGTCCACAATGCTACCGATCTGTGACTGGATATATTGCTGTTGGAGCAGAGCTTGATTGCGACGCATCAGCGCTGCAACCTCAGCGTCGATTGCTGCCGTGCTGTTCTGACCGAGGATGACACCCTTAGCCAGCCATTCCTGCCTGATCTGCTCGTAGAAGGCCGCCTGTTGTGCAGCTTGGCCGTAGAGTCGGGCAGCACCTTCGGCAGCGGTCATCTGCTCTTGCATCTGCATGAGCGGGTTAACCGCCGCTTCGTAAGCACGGTTCGCCAAGACCTGTTGCTCGCTTGCCTGCTGAGCAGTGATCGCACCTTCCGCTTGAAGAATGTTGATAGCTTGCAGCGCTGATTCGTGCGTCCGCATCGGACCAATACTGTCTTCATAGATGCGATCCATTTCGCGTTGAATAAAGCTGAAGTCTTGAATGAGCTGGATCTTCTCTCGGAACATAGCCAGCTGAGCTTCATCCAGCGGCATACGCCTCCGAATAAACTCCTGTTCGATTTGATCCAGGCGCTGTTGCACTTCGCGAGCGTCTTTCAGCATACGCATCCGCGCAAGCTCGTTATCGAGCGCCGCATTTGTGTCGTTGATATAATCGAGCTGCGTCTTCGCGTTGTTATCACGAGTCTTACGCTGCGCAGGGTCCGCTCGGTTGTCGATAATAGCGTTGGCAGCATTCCGGATGCGCTGACGTGCAGCTTCCGCAGCGTTAGCTTCCCAACGCTGAGCGAACCCGCGCAAGGTAGCATCGGCCTCAAGCACGTTCGCACGGAACGATTCGCCAATGTTAATCGACTCGAGCTCATACATATTATCTGTCAGGGACTGCACTCGCCCTTCGAACCTATCAATGGACGGAATGAACCCGTCGAACCCGAAGAACTCAAGCACAGCGTTGGCTTCGCTAGCAATATCGTTCAGGAAGTCGATTGCAGTGTTCGCAACCGCTCGCAGGGTCAAAATGGTTCCGTTGAAGATCCCGATAACGGTATTGGCAGCAATCTTGAACACATTGATAAAGGTCTTGCCGAGCAGCTCGAGCAACGTGTGGACCGCAGCATAAAATCCAAGGAAGGCCATGCGCAGGAAATTCATAGTCGAATCCCAAGCGCTTGCGAAGTATTCGTTGAGCGGGCCCCACCCTTCGACCATACCAGCGAGGCCTTCCTTCACTGTGGCCACAAACCCGTTCCAGCTATCACCGCTCGTGATGGTAAGCTGATTGAATTCTTTCAGATTGCCGCTAGCGTCCACTGTCGTATTCGACAGCTTCTTCATTTCCTTATCACTCAGACCGAGAGACCGAGCATAGCGTTCCATCGCCGGTTCGTGCTTTGTCGCAATATCGTTCGAGAAATTGCGGAAGCTAAGGAAAAGAACTCCAGCGGCCGCAGCCAGCAGCGCAAACGGCGCTAGCATCCGAAGAATAGTGCCCAAGAGCGCTTTCATTCCGCCGTCCAGCGTGCTGGCAATATAGCTCAGCTGAGAGCCCTGTTGGATGGCCACAAGCAACGGGTTCTGTCCGCCGGCTAGTGAGACACCAATGTCCTGCAACTGCGCGATGATATTCGCGTTCGCGTGCGTTGTCGTTCTCGCAGCACGAGCATAGGCATGAGACGCATTGGCAGCGTTGTTCAAGCCTCCGGCCATGCCGGTGTTGGCAGCTCCGGACGCGAGGGCAGCGCTGTTGCCCGCTTGGATGCTTGCAACATAGTTCCGAAAGCTGTGACCGGACGCCGTTGCAGCCGTGCCAGCTTGCGCAGTGGCGCTGGCTAGCTGCTGTTGCGCGTTGGCCGCTTGCGTTGATGCACCCGTAGCTCGCTGCTGGGCCGCTGTAAGCGCGAGAGCCGCACGCTCACTGGCTAGGGTAGCGGCAGCGGCCCGCGCTTGCGCAGCCTCGGTGCGCGCGGCCTCTGTAGCAACCTTCTGCTGTCCGAGTGCAACCTTCTGCGCAGCGACAGCGCCCGCATTCTGAGCATTCGTAAGGCGTGCCTGTGCGCTAATCAGACGGGCTTGTGCGCTGTCCGCCTTGGCCATGGCCGCAGCGAGACGGTCAACTGCACTAGCGTTGACGTTCGAGAGCGCAGACTTAAGCCGGTTTAGATACGTTTCACCGCGATCCGCAGCGTCCGCAATTCCCCGAAGCTTCTTTTCGACGTTGGCGTCAACCTTGTCGGTGACTACTACGTCAATCCGTTCGTCAGCCATTAGCCCCTCACTTCAACAAACGCTTAGCAGCCCGTTGAGCTGCTACACGAAACATGATTAGCGCCCGCGGAACGAATCCGCCAGCGAATTGCGTGCTACCACCTCGATCCAGTTCACCGATGTGCGGGGCAGTATTCGAGATGTAGATCGCCACCCCCGGCTTTTTTGAATCGAGCTTAGCTAGACCCACTGAAAGCGACTTCTCGCGGCTAGCAGCCGCCGTCGAACCCTTACGACCAAGGAAATGCGGACGTAAGGGCCCAGACGGGGCGCTACCGATGCCGATCTGAGTGTTGGAGATAGCTTCCGAGGTATCAACGGGCATAACTTCAAGCCACTCACGCAACACAGCCTCAGAGCCTTCACGCGCGATGTCGCTGGCGAGCGTCGGAAGACGGTCCGCCCTTGCGCGCATCGATGTTGCTAAGCTACTAAGACTTTTTGCCACGTGGACCTTTCGGTGTTCGAGGTTTCGGTTGCTTCTTTTTCCACCACTCGAGGAACCCGATATCCATCTTCTGGATGTGATACCAGAGGTCCTCCTGTTGTTCTGAATCGAGCTCGTAATCTAGTGCGTATTGAAAGCACATCGACCTTGTAATCCGATTCGGTCGTTCCCGTTCTTGATCTAGGTCGAACCATGCGTTGAAGAATAGAGCATTCCCAAAGAACAGTTCCGGCTTCTCCAATATCCGCTTAGGTAGCGGCTCTTTGAAGCGGCGAGCCTCCGCCCGGATCTTCTTTTCGACCTCGGGCGGAAACTCGTGCGTATAGATCAGAACGGCTGTTAGTTTTTTGAGGCGCCCTCCCGCTCCTGTTCGCGGAACGCAGCCGACTTCTGCGCACGCGATTCCCAGTCGTCATAAAGGTCGGGCAGCTCGTTGAACAGGGCGAGAGCATTCTCGCGGTTGAAATCCAGAAGCTCGCTGTCTTCGTCGTTGCCGGTCAGCTCCGACTTCGGGAGGTTCTCCCAGTCGAGCAGCACCGTATCAGCGAACACTTCCTGGAGCATCTTGCGTGCCAGGTCGTTGTCGAGCGCATCGTTTTGGATGGCTGACTGGTGAGGCTTCGTCACCTTGTTGAGTTCCTTCGTATAGCGCTTGTTCGAGCTGCTCATACGGGAAATCTTGATGCGGATGGGCTTGCTATTGTGGTCATTGACGGCGACTTCGAGCCACACGCCCTCGACCTCTGCAGTGCGATCGGTCTTGAAGGTCTTACGCAGGGACATTGTTCATCTCCTATTTATGATAACGGGGCGAGAACCTGATTGGCCCCCGCCCCGCGAGCATAGCTGAGCCGGGGCTGCTTAGCAATCCTGATCGGGCATGGCAACATCAGGAAGGTATGCGAACCAACCGATGAGCGCCGTATGACCGAACTCGGACTCGGCAGCCGCGTTCTCCAGCGGGAGCATGATCGCAGCATCCTGTTCGATTTCCAGCCGGCCGCCACCAAGGCTGAGCAGCGGGATGTCCATATAGACGCCGGCGTTCTGCTTGGCGTAAATAGCGTCGAACGTGACGTCCCAGTTGCACTTGACACCATGGATTGCTTCCACCGTAGTGAAGTAGGCAGAGCATTCCATGTCCACATCGAAGTTGCCGGTGATGGTATCGAACCCGCCCAGCACGCCCTGGGCCTTGGCCGAAGAGACGTTGTTGTTGAAGGTTGCCGACCATTCCGTCACACGCGCGAACAGCGGGTTCGGGTTCAGCGTATTCGGATCGATGACAGCCAGTCGAAGGCGATAGATGTTGGATGACGTATTGAACGCATCCTCACCGAGCGCCGTCAGCCTGGTGTTATCCGCCCGAGCACTGAGGGGACCTTCCGCGCCGGTGCGAGTATTGGCCTTCTGCCCGATGTAGGACATATCGAGATTCACCAGACCAGCTTGCGGGCTGTTCCAGGTCAACTCGTTGGCAACTGCGCCGGTGAGGTATTCCGACTGCACACCGTCGTCGTCACGGCCGAGCGTGCGTTCGATGACCGAGCTGAACCGCTTGATCAGGTCGGGATCTTCTTCGTTGCGAATACACGGGCCAAAGAAGATTCGCACCGTTTGACCGGCACCGGCATCCGTGACCACAGCCATCGTCGTCTTGTCGAAGCGCACCTCCGAACCGTCATCCGAGATGCTGTAGACCCGCGCATAGAACGGTTCCACACCCGCAAAGCGGTATGCAGCATTGGACGAATCGCCAAGAAAGACCCACTGCCCGGGAATCAGTCCGAAGTCGTTCATGTCGACAGCAGCGCTTGTCAGGACAGCTTTTCCGCCTACAACGTCGATGCTGACGTCGCCTGCGGTAAACTGGAACCCAACGACTTCCAGCGTCTGCGATGCAGCACCAGCTTCGTCCGCCAGCGGGCCAGCGACAGAAACGTGAGTTCCGTCGGTAACGCCGTTGAGGACGTGAACACCGTTGTTAGCGGTCTCGTCAAACCCCTTTGCCAGGACGATATGTCCTGCAATGAGGCCGGCGCTGGAGGCAACGGTATAGTCGTTCGTGGCAGCGTCAGCCGCTACGCCCGACAGGAAGGTCTGCTCACGCATTTCTGCGAAGAAGAACTCCTCCAGTTCCGTCTGCATGTTGTTCTGCGTCAGATCCTCGTTGTAGCCGCCGTCGACATCGAGGTCCGTGGTCGAACCCTTCTTCCGCTGGCGTGACGGGCTGAAGGTCTTCCGCGCCGTCTTGGTATAGTCTCCTCCGAGATCGTCGAACGAGTTTGGCTCGCGGGTCTGCCAAGCTCCAGTCGCCGGGACGACGCCGAGCTGTGCTTCCCTGATTTTGTAGAAGCCAACAAGGTTGGCGTCCTGCTTTTCGGCAACCATGAGCTAGATTCCTTTCACCTGACTAAATTGGTAGTCCGCAATCACGTTCCACCGATACCACGTCCCGTCATTGTCGAGTTCACGGATGCGTGGATTGCGGAACCAAATCGACCCACCCGTTTCCGAGGCCATGAACATACACTGCCCAAGCTCAGCTAGCAACTCCCCTTTCGCATACGAATCCGCGGACTTCATCGGTGCGAAAAGTTGGAGAGTAATGAAACCGAAGTTATCGTAAACGGGCTTTGAAACGCCCTCCTCCGGAACCATGTGGCCGCGCTGTTGCGTGGTCACTGTGTTCGTGCTGGCACGCATCCAATACTTGTCGGCGCCAGGCAAACCTGTCTCCTCAAGACCCTGATAGCGGATCTCGGGAATATAATCAACAATCGCAGCCGCCTTAGCGTTCCATACGTTATGGACGAGCTGAAAGAGCTCCTTGCGAGCGTTCTGTGGGGTCAGCGTCATGCTGCCACCGTAATGAAATAGAGGACAGGCGTGCCGTTCGGCGCCAGGATATCCATCTTCAGAATGCTGATCTGCGCAGCATCCGGAGCACCCCGGCGGATCGTGTCAGTGGTCTGCGGATCGAAATCGACGCCACCAGCCATCAGACCGACCTGAGTGCTATCTTGCACTTCTGTTCCCGGTATGACATCCATGACCTGCATAACTCCGCGGTCAAGATCTTTCGGGGAAAAGAAGGCAATCGTGCAGGGGGACGGCTGAGGCAGCTCACCGGCCGTTGCATAGCCGGGCGAAGTGCTAACCGTCACCCCTGGCTTCTGCCACCAGCAGTCTTGCCCGAACTCGTAAATGAGGTCCTTGGCATCTTCAATAATTTCGAGGTAGTCTTCCCTCACCGGATCACCCTCGTTCCGCCGGTGCCGGGCGCAAGTAGCGAAACCATATAAGCATCCGCTACAGGGTATGAGCGAAACGAGTTAATTCGTCCGCTGCCCATGACCTTG